ATGCTGACCGATACAAAACTAAGAAGTTTAAAGCCACAAGACAAGCTTTATAAAGTGTCTGACAGAGATGGTTTATACGTTGCAGTGACAAAAAGTGGTGTTATTTCATTTAGATATGATTATCGTTTTAATGGAAGGAGAGAAACGGTTACTTTTGGTCGATACAGTGCTGACGGTATCACGCTTGCAGAAGCAAGAGCTGAATTAATTGAAGCAAAAAAGCTGCTAAACGCAGGCATATCGCCAGCTTCAAAGAAGCGTGACGGTATTGAGAGTAAAAAAATAGGGACGGTATTCAAAGACTATACCGTTAATTTTCTTAATGATGCTCAATATGCCGACTCTACAAGGGCCATGAAAGAAGCAATTATTGAAAAAGAAATCTATCCTGTATTCGGCAAGCTTCAACTAGAAGAGATCACCACACCACGGCTTAGAGCTTTGTGTGAAAAGATAAAGGATAGAGGCGCAAAAGCGACCGCATTACAAGTACGTGAGATTGTTGGATCTGTTTTTACTTATGCCATAGATAGAGGTTATGAAATTAGTAACCCAGCAGATGCAATAAAAGCATCTTCCATAGGGACTTTTCAGGCACGAGAAAGGGCAATGTCACCGAAAGAAATCGGTATCTTATTTCGTGAACTAGAAAACTATAGTTGTTATCCAACCTTAAAATTGGCCGTTAAGTTTGTCTTGCTGACATTAGTCAGAAAGTCTGAGTTTATTCATGCTACATGGGATGAAATAGATTTTAAAAATAGGCAATGGGTGATCCCTAAAGGGCGAATGAAGGGGAGAAAAGAGCATGTTATTTATCTCTCTGACCAAGCAATGGATATCCTCACCGGTATGAAAGTTTGTGCGATGGGAAGCGATTACTTAATGCCTGGTCGATATGATATTAAAAAGCCACTTTCTAATGCTGCATTGAATAACGTGATTGATGGAACCGTAAAACGTATCAATGAAAAAGGTATTGAGTTCGAACCTGTTACTGTTCACGATTTACGACGCACAGCAAGCACGCTATTGCACGAAGCCGGTTATAACTCAGATTGGATAGAGAAATGTTTAGCACACGTTCAAAATGGCGTTAGAGCCGTTTACAACAAAGCGGAATATGCTGAACAGCGCAGGAAGATGTTACAAGAGTGGGCTGATATGGTGGATGAATGGATAAAAGAGAAAGATTAACGCTCGGTCATTCTTCGCCAAGTGTTTTATAAGCAAGTAGTGACGATAGGTAAAGCACACCGACAACAGGCCAGATTGTTGAGTAAAACAGTCTGGCCACAATATCTTTTATATTGTCGCTTTCGTGCTTAGATTCTGAAAACAGATATCCAGCAAGCCATAAGTACACGGCTAATAATGTGAGTAAAATAATCATTAGCCATTTTTCCTTTTGTACTGAGCGTGATCATCGCCACACTCTTTAGAGCAGTAAGCGCTGTTCTCTGTTACAGGCTCTTCACGACACCAGATACAAAATCCAGTTAAGCTTTTGGCTAGTGGCTCTCTGTTTGCTAATGCGGTATTGATTTGTAGATCCGCTAAGTCATTAGCATCATCTGCGATATCAGGCATATTTATTCCTTACAAATAAAATGAGAGTTGATAAGTTCGATACTGTTGTTAGGGCATTGATCTCCCCATGCATCCCAACCTTGTGACATGTCACGAGAGAATAGCTCAATGCGATTTACATCACCGTACAACTGTTCAAGACGATTTTTTATTTATTCTTTCTCCTGTGTTTTTAAAATTTATTTTAAATCAATAAGTTGTTTTTTTATGGCATAGTGTTTTTTTAGATACTTGAGCATAATCATGATGCAATAAAGCATAGTGCTGGTAAATATTAGAAACTTTAATATTATAATGATAACTATTATGCATGTAAGATTAAGGGAAAAGGCTGATGAGTATTGACGTTAGTAAAAGTTTGAGCAGTGAAATGATTCTATGGAGATATATGTCTATTGATAAGTTAATAGACCTTTTAAGTAAAAATCAGCTCTTTCTTGCACCACTTTCTTCCTTTCAGAAAACAGATCCATTTGAAGGCTATGCTCCAAAAATTGCTTTAGAAACATGTCAGAAAATAATGAACACTACTTTTGATGAAGGGCTTCGTGTAATAATCGAACAACTTAATCAATCAAATTGTACTGACAAAGAAATAAAATTAATAGAAGATGTATCTAAAGAAGGTAAAGAAAGAGCTAGTTCCATGTATTATAAGATAATGAAATCATCTTGCGTCAGTTGCTGGTATCAAAATGATTTTGAATCTGAGGCAATGTGGAACTTATATTCTGATAGTGGAAAAGGAATTGCTATTAAAACTAATGTTGGTTCATTGGCTAATTCTTTAAAAAAAAATCATAAAGTTAACTTAAGAATAGGTAAAGTAAAATATCTTAATTTTTTTGACTCGAATTTAAAACCTGAGGATTGCTTAGTAGATGGTTCCACTTCTCCATTATTGAAACGTAAAGAATATGAACATGAAAATGAAGTTAGACTTTATCTAGTTCCTCAACCTGAAAATTGGGATACATATGAGCCAATTCCTTTTTTTCTTGATATTGATGTATCGACTTTAATCGAAGAAATATATATATCTCCTTATGTAGGAGAGCCATTTACTTCTAGTGTTTATAAAATATGTGAATTACTTGGAGTTCCAGAAAATAAAATAAAAAAATCGAAACTCTTAGATGATTATAAAGAAGCTATGATGAGAATTATTGGAGCTTAATGCTACATGTGGCTGTATAGGTTATGCAACCACATGTGATTTATTGTAATTAATTTAATTTTGATTTGGCTAATTCTCGTTTTTATCTATCCATTCAGCTAAGTCAACAACATGCACTAATCGGCCAGATTTCTGGCTTTCTCTATATGTAGAGAAAGGGAGTTTTTTTAATCAGAATTAACATCAGGTGTTATTCTTAGAATTTCCCCATCATATAAAATATGTTCTTCTGTTCTAACGTAATTAAATATAACACGCTCATCTTGTTTATCAAAATAAACATACGAGAGTCACAATACATATCACGTATTGGCTTCATTGTTTCCTCTGAATTTTAGGTATAAAAAACCCTGCTAGTGCAGGGTAGGGGTTTTTATCTTTTTAATATTTTTTAATTTTCTCTTTCTTTTTGTGAATAGTTCAAATTTTAATATTCTATTAATTCTTTCGTCTTGCACTTTGTTTTTTATCCCATTGGTTGAATCATATTGTAAGAATAGAGCATATAATCTTCTTTCCAGAATTATAGTTTCATCGATTAATCTCTTGAGTGGTAAATAGAGATCATAACTAATTTTTAATGAATCATTGCAAGTTTGGCTCATCATTTGAATGATTGTTGAATTTATAAAAAATGAATACATTTTTTTATCTTTATTGTTTGATTTTTTTATTATAAAAGTATAGGCATCTTTTCTAAATCGAAGAGAAACATTCTCTAATTTATCATCCTTTATGTCTTTTTCTATGTCTCTCAGTTTTATATAAAATTCTATTATTTTTTCTTTTTCTTCAGAAATGACATTACAGTAATGATCAAAGTTTTGTTTTAATTCCTTTTTTTTATCATTTTTTTGCAATGCATATACTATAAAACCGACTACAATACCCATACCTGATAAAGTTGTAAAAAAAGTAGAAATATAGTTTAGCATAACGCTTTCACCTTTAGTTTCCAAAGTGAAATAACCAACAATAATAATGAACCCAATTAGAAACCAAGCAACAACCCCAACAATACTAATAATAAAATCTTTCATTCCATTGAAATCATCTATATTCCGCTTCATATCCTAGCCTTAACAAAAATGAAAACTGAAATCATACTCACATCCATGTGACTAATCCACTGTCAAAATGCCTCCTTAATCTTCTGCTTGCACCCACCATTCACAAACATTACCCATGAACTCGCCAATAATCTGCTTTTGTTCTTCTTCGCTTAATTTATCCCATTCATCCTCAGTAATACTCAGCCCACATTCAGAGTCAGAGCCAACCTTATTTGTTCTTGCAACTAAAACCATCTGTTTACTCATATTCATTCATCTTCATTGCATCCCTGCGATGAGTTCCTGTAATTAAACGTATGGCTTAATATCAAATTGCTTGAACCATTCTTTTATTTCTTCGTATTCATCATCGCTAATTTCATTTTCTTCTAGCCATTCTTCAAATGAATCTCTGGCGGCATCTTTAGTTAAGTAATAAATGAAATTTTGCAATTTGTTTGGTGTTTTCATGGTTATATCCTTTGGTTAAACGGGTAGGGTTATTAGACGTTACTCACAAACTGCCCTGCTTCATTGCGTTTACGTTCGGTGTAACACTTAGGTGTTTCTCTTGATTGAGAACGTTTTTTCAACCACTCATCAACTTCTTCAGCTTCCCAAGCAACACAGCGCACAGATAAGTACATACGCTTTGGGAAATCACCTTTCTTCTCTAAGGTGCGAATAGTTGAGCGAGAAAGCCCTGTTTTTTTTAAAACATCAGGCATACGAATAGGTTTGATAGGTAATTTAATATTCATATTTAAACTCCTGCGGAGCGATACAGCTCCGCATTAAATAGGATCACTGGTATTCAGGGCGCATATCATTAAGTGTGATAGAGAAAGATTCGTATAACTCATCACCAAGTTTTCTTTTGCTTGATTTAAGTAGCTTGTCTACTTTTTCAAATGCTTCGGTAGCTTCAGGTGAGCCAGATTCAGGAAGTGAGTTGATAGAAGCTTCTAGGGCATTACGTGCATCAATACGATGGTATGCCTGTACTGCTTTATTTTTTAATTCAGCAAACAGGTTGATCCCCATTTCATTTTTTAAGTTCTCAATTTCTGCACGAATATTTTTAGCTTCTTCGACAGTTTGAACATCATCAATAGCTAATCTAAAGGTTTCAGCATCGAACTTAGGTATAAACTCGCCTTGAGTCTCTTTTACCGGTTCAGGATTATTTTGTTGTTGCTGAGTGGTAATTTCATTAATGCTGACTCGTTCTTTGTGTGGGGTGATGTCTTTAATCGGGCGATCTTCAAGTTCTTCTGGCGTATACACACCTAGGATAACTTCAGGGCAATAAAGACGGGCCCAATATTTTACAGCCAGATACGCGATTTGTTGCTTAGGCATTGTTTTCCAAAGTGGTGAGTTTCTCGTCTGTACATCAGCAAGGTAAACAGGCTCACCCCATGTAATTTCTTCTTCACCTCTTAAAATTGCACCGACTTCAATAAATAAACCCGATTCATCACGTTTATCTTTCATGCCTACAATCTTTTCCCAGTCGCCACCGTATTTGTAATGGAACCGACCTACAACAGCATTTGAACTGGTAATAACTGCATTTACTAATTGGGCTTCATAACCAAGCACACCATTGATGACATGTGTTTTTTGACCGACAACGAAAGGATCCATTCCCCAGCGTGCAGACTGCATTGTGATAGCAAGACAATCAGATGGTTTACCTTGCAGATGTCTTGGCACCGTTGCTGTACCTGATGCCATTAGCTCAGCAAATTTAACAATACGGTCTAATGATTCAGGATTAAAAAGTAATGATGTGTTATTCATTACTGATTGGTTTCTTTCGAGAGTTGCTACTTCTGACATAATATTTACTCCAAGCGTGCGCCTGATTGTTCAAGCGCAGTTTTATTAAGCGACTTCGTTTTGCAGTTCTTCTAACTTTCTCTGCTCAAAGTCAGTGATACCGATAGTGAGAGTAGTGGTGATAGGCGCTGGCCAATATCCTGTATCCATAGCTTCACGGATATCTCGCAATGTCTTTTTGTACTCTGCGCGACCTAGTTCAAGTAATTCAGGAGAGGATTCAACGATAGCGACCCAGTGGTAATGCTCGTCTTTGTTAACAAATATCCAGAAGAACTGATCAAGCATTGCCACATCACAATACATAGCTGCACTGATGTGATAATCACGATTAATGATTTCTCTGCGGATCATGGATTCAATGGCATCTTGTTTAAATCGACCCAGAGCTACTGATTTGAGGTCAAAACCTAATCGGTTATTTTCTGTTTGAATTTCGATATCAGGACGAACACGAATTTCAAGACCGGTATCTTCATCAATGCCGTAGTAACTTACTTCTGATACACGGTTAGGGTGATTTAATAAACTGGATGCTTCTTTGTGGTTCATAACAGCGTTACGCATGTTATTTGCCATTTCATAGTCAACGGTTTGAACATGAATTTTCGAATCGTCACTAAGCCACTGGCTAATGATTTCATCTTCAAATACAGCATCAGGGTTCACTTCTTTAATGACCTGCATGAGATCATCTTTTTTGACGGGTTTTCTAAGTGGCTCAGGCTTACTTACTTCTGCCAAATATAATTCGGGACTGATGCCGTTTATCTGCTCAAGTAATGCGTCTGTATTACCTGAGGTTTTCAATGGTGTTGGCAAAGTATCGTTATAGGCTTTGATACAGGCTTTCATTGCTGCACCTGTGAATTTCCCATCCTCTGGAATGGTTTTAAATTCATCGGGTAACTGCATGTATATCTGACCTAGCTCTTCGGCTTTTCCGCTGGTGGAAAGTTGCGGTGTCAGAGTGGCATTATGTTCTTCAATAATTGCTTTTAACTCATCTTGTGAGAGCTTTTTAGGCAACTTATTGTTGTATTCGTCAATCCATGACTTCATTGTTTCCGTTGTTGTAAAGGCACCTTCTGGAATAATTGGCTTAACACTGAATTCAGCATCAAACTTTTCAGGTTCCATTGTTAACGTGTGAAACGCACTACCTAAATCGAAACAACGCTTATTTTCACGCTCAATAACTTTTGTTACATGGCGTAACTCGTAATACATTAAACTAATACGAGCATCTTTTAGCATTGAACTACTGATGCCGTTTGAACTGTGATACACCTCGTTAGGAATATCGGGATAACGACCAGGTTCAAAATAAGCAGGTTGGTCATTTTCTTCCTTTTGAATATCTTCCGTTTCCTTTGATTGACCATTTTGGTCATCTTTACTGGCGTTAAAAATCACCTCTTCCTGAGGTACTTCCTTTTTTTCTACCTCATTTGAGGTGGTTTTTGGATTTATTAATGAGTTAAAGTGATTAACTCTATGACGAACGCTACGCATATCAGGGTTATCAATAAATGACATAATAGCGTTAACGATTTGCTCTTCACTGAGTTCATTGCTGATATTAGGAACCAATGAAAGTGCAAGTAGCGTGATATTAATAAAGTGGTCATATTGCTTAAACTCTTCTTTTTCAATATCACCATTGATATGAGCTGTTAGCGCATCTACTTGTTCGCTATCAGTAATATCTTGGTTAAGTAAAAGAGCTTTTGCAATCAACACATTTAAGTGCTTAGTGTCTGACATTTTGTTTACCTACTAATTGTTCTGTTTGTAATGCGAGCTTTCTTACATAAGCCCACTCAATACCGGCTTTAAAATTGTCAAATGACTGTGACTCATTTAAGCCAGATAAGGTAAATACATGCTTACCGTCTTTGATATAAAAGATCATGACTAATCACCAAATTGGTTATGTCTGAGCGCATTAAAAAATCAGTCTCTTTTATCCATATTGTTAAAGAGCAAATTAACCGTATTGGTTAACTTATGCTTTCAATCATAACCATAAATTAACCATTGTCAACCATGAAAAATAAATAAATCACCAACATGGTTATGTTTGTTTTTATCACTATGAAATTTAATGATTTATTAAGAGTAAAAAGAAGCCAAGATATGACTTCTTTTTAATGGAGAGGGTTAGTCGTGGGAGATAGGCTGGTTTTTATTAATGATAAATTCAATGAAGTTTTCAATAGCGGCTTGTTCGCTGGCGGGAAGTTTTGAATAGGCTCTTCTATCATAGTTAATAGTGCCTTTATCATTTTTAGGGATCAGTAGTTCATAGGCTTGGCGGCCCATTGCTTTTGCAATAGCATCAATGCTTTCAGCGGTGGCGCTGGCTTCACAATTGATAATGCGGTTAACTGTTGATTGTGCAAGCCCTGAATCGACAGAAAGCTTAACTCTTGATTTTATTCCATCGTTTAACATAAATGTTGTGATGTTATCTGAGAGTATCTTGCCAATTTCAGTCGGAATATATTCCTCTTTTTCTGACTCCGCATGACCTTCTTTTAAGTGGTCTACATCCATCCAATATTTGCTAATTCTAGTCACATATTCAATTTTGCGTGACATTGGGTCGGTGAGTTCACGATGACTTTTTAAATCTTTTGGTGATAGGTAACGAGAGATCATACTTGGTGCTACGCCTAACGCATCAGCCAATAGTTTTTGTTTGCCGTTGTAGTAGCGTTCAATAATATAAATCAGGTTATCTTTTCTAATTTCAGCAATGCTTTTCATTTCTCCAAGTCCTTTGGTGTCTATTCTTTATACAAATTTGATTAAGTTATGGTGTATTAAACAAACAAATAACCCTTTTGGTAAAGTACCTAAACGGTTACTATTATTTATTGGTTAATCAAATTGGTGAAATTATGGAAGTTTTCGACTTTAAAAAATTTTGGAATGGCTTAACGATTAAGCAAAGAGAAGCATTCTCTCAAAGAACGGGATATAGCCAATTGTATCTATCACATCAGCTACGCTATGCAAAACGCAAACCATCACTAAGTAAACTCAATAAGTTATATGATGTCTGTATTGAGTTCGGTGCAGATGCAACCAGAGAGCAATTAATCAATTTCTTTATTCGATAATAATTCAAAGGCTGTTTATAGATAAGGATCACTTCGGTGGTCCTTAATTTTTTATTGATAACCAATAAGTCTTTTTAGGTTGATCTATTTTAAAATAATGGATAGTATTTGCACATACACATAATTAAATGAGGTTGAAATGGAGATTATTAGTCGAAAAGAAGCTGCGTCAAAAGGGCTTGGGAAATTTTTCACAGGTAAAAAATGCAAGAACGGTCATGTTGCTGAACGTTACGTTTGTAACGGTGTTTGCGTTACATGTAATTATGAAAACTCAATTGGGTATAGAACAGCATTAAAACAATTGATTGAAAGCGCCCGTTGCTAGGGGGTGTCAAATGGCTAGTAGCTGGATCAAAGTTGAAGTTATAACACCAGATAAACCAGAGATTTATCAAATAGCAGAGATATTAAACATAGACCCTGATGCTGTGTTAGGAAAGCTAATTAGAGTTTGGTCTTGGGCTGATTTACAAACCTTAGATGGTAACGCAGGAAGCGTTACAAAAAGCGTAATAGATAGGATCACTTTCATTTCCGGCTTTGCTGATGCACTGATAACCGTGGGTTGGATGAAAAATGATAATGGTAAGTTAGTCTTACCTAATTTTGATAGGCATAACGGAGAATCATCGAAAAAACGGGCACTTACTAATAGGAGAGTGGCAGAGCACCGAGAAAAAAAGAAAAAGAAAGTAACGCAGTCACCGTTACAAAAAACGTTACCAGAGGAAGAGGAAGAGGAAGAAGTTTATAAAGATCCTCTCTCTAAGGGGAACGATGAAAATTATCAGCCAAACCATAATGCGAATAACGCTATTTTGAATAACCGAGTTCCATCAGGAGGATTTGGCGTATCTGAAAAATTTGTCATGTTTCATGGATGGGAGCCAGATCAGGACTTTACGAAAAAGGCAGCGTACTGGGGGGTAAGGCTCATGACACCAATGAAACCGCACGAGTTAGCAGAATTTGTTACGTACTGGAGTTCAGAGGGAAAAGCAAAAACACATGAACAATGGGAAATGGCATTAGCAAAAAGTATTAAATTTCAACGCTCAAAAAATAACGAGGTGAGAAATGGGACAAGTCAGAGCAATAAAACCAGTAACCAATTCGCTGGAAAATCAAAACCAATGCAAGAATTCTTACAGCACGTCAACGATAAATACGGACCCGATGCTGTTACCGCTTTGGTGGAAAATGATCGAGCTGTATGGGGACAAGTGGAGCAAGAAGAACGGGACGGAACCCTCATTGATGTGGAAACGAGCACTCAGCGGATTGAATAGCGATCAATTTGATTTGATATTTAAATTCTGCATTGAACGTTGTAGCAATGGTAATCCGTGGCCACCAGAGTTATCTGATGTCATTTCAATGCTTTCTGACAAGTTGGTAGACGCGAATGCTTTTGGAATTCCATTTGATGAAATGCTGAGAGATTTCAATAAATACCTAGCCAGACGATGTAATTACCATAGTGCTGAGATGTACCCCTTTAGGCATCCGGTGCAGTATTGGATCTTCACTGACCTTAGGCAAAAGGTATATGACCTTAGGCTGACAGAAGCGGAGGTTGAGAAGCGTTTAAATAAAATGATCCGTATGTGGTCTGAGCGAGTACAACGAGGAGAGGTAATACCTAAACCCACGTTAAGACTTGAAGATAAAACCAGACCGAGACCTGCATGGATGGATTTATTAGAAAATGCTGATAAACGTAAACATAAATCGGCATAAGGTTTATTGGATATCAAAATCATTAGCGTAATAAACACTAGTGAGTTTTATTTGTTGTAGGTATGCGATTGGGTGTCTGAGTAGTGAAAACAGCGTATAGACGATTTGAGAGCGTTTTAAGTGGGTATGAGTTTAATTAAAAACTCTGTTTTTTTATACTTGAAAACATAACCAAATTGGATATATTAACCATAATGATTAATCTCTTAAGGGTTATCGTATATGAAATTTATGCAGGATTTTGTTGTTGAAATATTACATGACAAGAAAAAACCGTTATCAGTTAACGAAATAACCGAGATTGCCTCAGAGCTTGATGGTAAGAAAAATCGCTCAACGACCAATTATGCGTTGATCAAGTTGGTTGAATGCGCGGTTGTTGAGCGCAAAGCGGTAGTCGGCATTGGTTATGTATACACGCTAGCACCTGATTACATGGAGCGTCTACGTGATTTAGATATCAAAAAAGAAGCATCACTGATGACCAAAAAGCCAGCAAAACCTACGGATAAGCATGTTATCTGTCAGAAAGGCTCACTAACCTACGTCAGAAAGAGCTTACCACCGTTACAGCATGGAAAGATTGCTGATATTCATAACCGTATGAACGCAATGCTGGTGGCGGTACGTGCATGAAACAGCAAATTTATTATATCAATCCTGTACCAAAGCCACGTATGACACAGCGTGACGCATGGAAGAAAAGACCCGTTGTCGTTAAGTACCACGCTTTTTGTGACGAGATGAGAGCTAACCGTTTTACGTTACCGGAAAGTGGTGCTCACCTAACGTTTGTTATCCCTATGCCTAAATCATGGAGCAAGAAAAAACGCATTGAGATGAATGGTAAACCCCACCAGCAACGTCCTGATGTTGATAACCTGATTAAAGCCGTTATGGACGCTATCTTTGATGAAGATTGCAGGGTGTGGAATATCAGCGCGTCAAAGCTTTGGGGTGAGCAGGGAAAGATAGGGGTAACGTTACCTGAAAATACAGAAAATCATGAACTTATTACCATTCGTTAAGTTCGTGACTGAGTTAATTAATCGTTGAATGAGTTTGGGAAGAAATTATGAGCCAAGAAATTGATGCTATTAGGCTTATTCAACAACTCAAACAACCGTGACATGTCACGCAAGAGGATTTTTAAGATGGATGAACATCAAAGTGAATGGGAAGAATTTGACGAAAAAATCAAAGAGCACTGCAAGTTTCTTTACGGTGATAAGTGGCAAGTTTCTTATGTCACTAATGATTGGCGCCATTATTACAATCTAGGGTATCGAGCTGAGCATATTGGTGAGGTTTTCGAAGATGTCAGAAGATGCATGTAGGATGCGTGCCAATGCCAGAGGGTGAATGATGAAAGTTAAAACTTCAAAACTAAAAGGATTAGCACTTGATTGGGCGGTAGGTAAAGCCGTTGGCGTTGATGTTCGTATTTATAAAGAGTTTATTGTTGATGCTAATAACTGTGTATATAGCCCATCTAGCGACTGGTTAAAGTGTGGTGAGTTTATAAATAACTACTGGATTGATTTAATGTTTGAGGAAGTTGATGGGGTTAATTATTGCTATGCATCACCGCCACATTTAATGGGTGATTACGCCACTGCTAATACTGCTCAAGAAGCTATTTGCAGAGCCGTTGTTATGCTTGGGATAGGTAACGAAGTTGAGATACCTGAGGAGCTGATAAATGTTAACTAAGTACATTTTATTCGCTGTATTCTGGTGTGTCGTTGTTACTGTGGTTGGAGTGTCACTTAATGGCTAAATCACCCGCTGAACGTAAGGCATTACAACGTAGACGCCAAAAGGAACTTGGCGTAACAAAGATTGAATTGCTGGTGGATAATCAAGAGTTGGAGATGTTACAGCGTAATTGTGTTCTGCGTATGCCTGGTCGTGAGCCGTATGATGTTGTTGAATACTTGCAAATGCTTATCCGTAAAGATGATGCAGAGTATAAGCGACAAGCTGAGGAGCTATCTAAGTGTAAGTGTGAGCGCTGTGGTGAGCAGTTACCTGTTCAGCAATGCTGTTTATCTGGTGATGCTAAGTGTTGGGTAACAAAGGGCTGGCGTGAAATGATGTTGAAGGTAAAATAATAAAAATTTTGGTAAGGGAGTGAGTTATGACGGTGGTTGAAGGCTTCTCAATTTTTGGTAGTTTAGCATCTGCAGTAGCTATAATCGTAAGTTTAATTGTATTTTGGGTTCAAAGAACAAATGAGAAATCAACAATTGAAAGGAATACTCAAAACGAATTAAAGGCATTAAAAACGTTAATTTACAATGAGGTTAGGAATAACTGTATTTATCTTAAACAAATGATGCAGTTTTTTGATGCCATAAAAAATGGTGAAGTAACTTCTTGTAGAAAGGTTGCTAGCTTAGAAGCGTTTTATTTTGAATATACCAAAGTGGATGATAGTAAAACTTTTATTCTTGGAAAAACTCAGTCATCTAAAGTCATAGACACATATTTACTTGATGTTTCCAGAATAGATGAACACCTTATAGACTCACTTATTGACTTGAAGTTTTTGATCGAGGGATATAATGAAGTTACCTTAGTTGGTCTTCGGTTGTATCTAGATACTAATCCTGATAAGGAGGCGTTAATGAAATTTTTATCAGGGGGAGGTTATACTCCTTATAAATATAAGGAGCTATGTAATCACGTATTGAAAATTTGCAATCCTAAAAATGATTTCAAACCCTATCAGATTTGAATGTTATTTTTTAGATAGTCATAATAACCAAAGAGGTGATGATTATGACTATCAAAAGACAAAGAAAGAAACCCGCACGACAGCCAACGCCTATCAACGACAAGATGGAACGTTTCTGTCAGGAATATATCAAATCCCCCGATAATCAAACTGATGCTGCAATCTCTGCTGGATATGCGTCTGGAAGTGCTTGCAAACGTGCATCACAGTTAATGGCTGATCCCCGTATTCAAGAACGTATCGCACAACTTATGCAACAGCGCAATAAGCGCACCAAGATGAGTGCTGACAATGTACTCAAGCGTTTGGTCGATATGCTTGATGCAGATATTGCCGATATTCTCAATGAGAAAGGTGATATTAAACCAATATCTGAATGGTCATCTATTTGGCGTAAAAGTGTTGCTGCATTCGATATCATTGATATTGACGGTGATACACGCATTAAAAAAGTGAAGTTGCTGGATAAAATCAAGGTGCTTGAGTTGATTGGTAAGCACGTTGATATCAATGCCTTTAGAGACAGAGTACAGGTCGATGTAAACGTATCATTGGCTGATAAGTTGGCATCTGCTCGTAAACGTGCTCAGCAAGGGAGCATTGAGTAATGTCAGAAGCTTTGCAGAAGTCACCAGAAGAACAACTCATTGAAGATATCGCATCATTTACGCATGATCCATTAGGTTATGCGTATTACGCGTTTCCGTGGGGTGAAGCTGGTGGAGAGCTTGAAGAATACAATGGTCCTCGCCAGTGGCAAGCCGAAGCATTAAATGAAATCGGTGAACATCTACGCAATCCAAAGACACGCCACCAGCCATTGTTACTTGCTCGTGCTTCTGGTCACGGTATCGGTAAATCTGCATTTATTTCAATGATCATCAAGTGGGGTATGGATACCTGCGAAGATTGTAAGGTAGTCGTCACTGCCAACACCGAAAATCAGCTACGTACTAAAACGTGGCCAGAAATAGCGAAGTGGCAACGGCTATCACTTACCAATAATTGGTTTACTTGTACTAAGACAGCTATCTACTCAAACGATCCTAATCACGCTAATGCTTGGCGTGCTGATGCGGTACCGTGGTCAGAGAACAATACAGAGGCATTTGCAGGGCTTCACAACAAAGGCAAGCGTATTATCCTCGTGTTTGATGAAGCGTCTAACATTGCCGATCTGGTATGGGAAGTGGCAGAAGGGGCATTAACGGATGAAGGTACCGAAATCATTTGGATAGCATTTGGTAACCCGACCCGTAACACAGGGCGTTTTCGTGAGTGCTTTCGTAAGTTTAAACATCGTTGGAATACTAAGCAGATTGATAGCCGTACCGTTGAAGGTAGCAACAAAGAGCAGATTAAAAACTGGGAAGAGGACTACGGCGAAGATAGCGACTTCTTTAAAGTCCGTGTTCGTGGTGTGTTCCCGTCAGCATCAGAACTACAGTTTATCCCAACAGGTTTAACTGATGAAGCCATGAAGCGGATTGTCACACAGGCAGAAGTTGCTCATGCGCCTGTAATTATTGGTGTTGACCCCGCCTATTCTGGTATTGATGATGCGGTGATTTATCTGCGCCAAGGTTTATTTAGTAAGTGCTTGTGGACGGGCTTTAAAACAACTGACGATGTTATTATGGCAAAGCGTATTGCTGACTTTGAAGATCAATACAAGGCTGACGCTGTGCATATCGATTTTGGTTACGGTACCGGTATTCACTCTATTGGAACAAGTTGGGGACGCGTGTGGCGTTTAGTTAAGTTTGGCGGTGCATCAACAGATCCACAAATGCTAAACAAACGTGGTGAAATGTATAACAGCGTTAAGACATGGCTAAAAATTGGTGGGGCTATTGATGATCAGGAAACCGCAGATGATTTGTCATGTGGTGAATACAAGGTTCGTGTTATCGATAGCAAGATTGTACTAGAAGATAAAACAGAAATTAAAAAGCGTCTTGGTCGTTCACCGGGTAAAGGTGATGCGCTCGCGCTGACGTTCGCCTATCCAGTCACCAAAATAGATAGAAATTACTCTTCACTTCATTCTGGCACTAATGTCAGCAATTCAGATTACGATCCATTCGCATAAAAAAAGCCCTCTGGAGTAGAGGGCAAACAGTCCTAAGGTAAAGCACGCTGTCGTGGTAACAATACCGAGAAAAAATGCAGTGGCATTGCATAACCAAAATGGTAGTTATAATTTTCAATATTGTCAAATAACATGTATTATTAATTTAATATGCAATATTGGTTAATTTAATCTATGGGTGAATTATGTGCGGATTAGGCTCAACTCCAAAAATTACTACTCCTCCACCAGTTCAGGCAGCACCTCAAGAACAAGATGCGGCAGTAACGGGTAGTCGTGATGATGAAATGCGTCGTCGCCGTGCAGCCGCAGGTCGTAAGTCTACGTTACTAACAGGTGCGCAGGGTGCGACAAGTTCAGCATCCACCAGCGGTAAAACCTTACTTGGTCAATAAGGGGTGACTATGTCAACGCCATTGAAACAACAGCTACTGCAACAACTTAATCAGTTGGGAACAGAGCGTAGCTCATTTGAACCGCATTGGCGTGAATTGTCAGATTTCACTCGTCCTCGTAGTACGCGCTTTACTGCATCTGAGGTTAATCGAGGTGATCGCCGTAATAGTAAGATCATTGACCCTACGGCGTCTTTAGCTTCATCGGTGCTTTCAAGTGGCATGATGTCGGGCATTACAAGTCCTGCTCGTCCTTGGTTTCGTTTAGCGACACCTGATCCTGATTTAATGGATTATGGCCCTGTAAAACTTTGGTTAGAAACCACAGAACAGCGTATGAACGAAGTGTTCAATCGTTCTAATCTCTATCAGTCATTACCGTTGATGTATGGGGATTTAGGTACCTTTGGCACTGCAGCAATGGCAGTTGTTGAAGATAGTCAGCGTATTATTCGTACCGTTCATTTCCCCCTTGGAAGTTATTACATTGCGAATAGCCCAAGCCTGAGTGTTGATGTTTGTTATCGCAAATTTACGATGACCGTTCGCCAGTTGGTGATGGAATTCGGGATTGATAGCGTCAGCGATACTGTTAAATCAATGTGGAATTCAAGCCAGTACAGCCAATGGGTTGAAGTGGTTCATGCTGTATATCCAAACCTTGAACGACAAACAGGAAAGTTAGAGGCGAAGCACAAGCCTTTTAAATCCGTTTATCTTGAAGTGGCTGGCGATAACGAGAAAGTGTTACGTGAATCTGGCTATGATGAATTTCCTATTATGGCGCCACGTTGGGAAGTGAATGGTGAAGATGTTTACGGTTCATCTTGCCCTGGTATGTTGGCGTTAGGTGGTACTAAAGCGCTTCAATTAATGCAAAAGCGTAAAGCGCAGATGATTGATAAGCTGACCAATCCACCTTTACAAGTGCCAGCATCATTAAAAAACCAACGGGTAAATACCATACCAGGGGGCATTAACTATCTTGATGAGGCCAATCCTACTAATAAAATTCAAACGATTTTTGATGTTCAACCCGTAGCATTGAAAGCACTACTTGAAGATGTTCAAGATACCCGTCAACTGATTGATACTGCTTACTTTGTCGATTTATTCCGCATGATGCAAATGGTGAATACGCGCTCTATGCCGATTGAAGCCGTTGTTGAAATGCGTGAAGAGAAGCTATTGCAATTAGGGCCTGTTCTGCAACGCCTTGATTCTGAGTTACTCGACAAGCTGATTAATCGCACTTTCTCAATCTTGGTAAACAAAAATTTACTCCCCGTTGCGCCTGATGAAATGCAGGGAATGGATCTAAAGGTTGAGTACATTTCTGTAATGGCTCAGGCACAGAAAGCGATTGGCGTTGGCAGTATCGAACGCTTTGCTGGCTTTGTTGGCAATCTTGCAAGAGTTAAACCAGAAGCATTAGATAAGCTTAACGCTGATGATGCTATTGATAACTATGCATCGGCAATTGGAGTTTCTCCAACAATCGTTGCAACCAATGAGCAAGTACAAGCCATACGCCAACAGCGACAAGCACAGCAACAACAAATGGCACAGATGCAAATGGCGCAGTCTGCTATTGATGGTGCTAAAACGCTCAGTGATACCAATCTTGATAATGATAGTGCCTTGTCCGCAATGGCTGGTGGAGGTGCTCAATGACACATCCATTCGATGCGTATGAAGACGAGAGAATTGCTCGCACTGAATACGATATTCAACAAAAAAATAGGCAAGAGAAAGAAGAACAACAGCTAAAAGAGGTTATGTCCACAGAAGCTGGGCGTGCTGTTATTTGGCGTTTAATTTCTGACTCTGGCGTATTTCGTAGCTCTTTTTCTAATGATCCCTATGCAATGGCATTTAGAGAGGGCGAGCGTAACTATGGGTTAAAAGTTTTCAATCAATTACACCAAGTTTGCCCTGAGCTTTATGCGCAAATGGCAAATGAAGCAGCTACACCAAGCGTTTAACAACGGGAGAAACAGTCATGAACTTATGGCAGAAATTAATTATGCGTCGTTTGTATAACGAGCAACACAGCGAGGGAGGTGAAGGCGGTGGCGGTACAGCAACGGAACCTACTCAAGAAACATCAGCAACAGATAAAAATGAGCCACCAGCAAATAGTGATGATCCTACTAAAAGCACTGAAAAAGAGAATGGTGGAGAGCAGGGCAAGCCGGCTGATAAGAAAAATGATGCCAATAAATCAGATGTAGGTGCGCCTGAAAAGTATGAATTTAAAGCACCAGAAGAAGGGCAAGAGCTTGATAAAGGTGCATTAGAAGTCTTTGAGCCGATTGCCCGTGAGCTGAATTTAAACAACGAACAAGCGCAAAAACTGGTTGATGTTTATGGCTCTAAAATCATGCCAGCGATTAATAAGCAACTTGCTGAAGGTTGGCAAAAACAGACAGAGCAATGGGCTGAAACTGTTAAAGCAGATAAAGAGCTTGGTTCCGCTGAATCTATCGGTGCGGCACAAAAAGCAATGGATAAGTTCGGTTCACCTGAACTGAAACAGTATTTAGAAGAGTCAGGACTAGGTAATCATCCTGAGCTTATTCGTATCTTTGCCGGTGTTGGCAAAGCAATGTCAGAGGACGGTCTTGTCACTGGCAACAGTAACGGCAGTAAAAGTGCTGCTGATGTTTTATTTGGATAACAAAGAGGAAATAACATGCCTGCTTTAACTCTCGTTGATTGGGCTAAACGACAAGGCCCTGACAGCAAGCAAGCGAAGATCGTCGAATTGCTGAATCAGTCAAATGAAATCCTTGATGATATGGTTTTCGTTGAAGGTAACTTACCAACGGGTCACCGTACAACCGTTCGTACCGGTTTACCATCTGCAACATGGCGCTTGCTTAACTATGGTGTACCACCAAGCAAATCAACCACAGCACAGGTTACTGATGCGATTGGTATGCTTGAAACCTATTCTGAAGTTGATAAAGACCTTGCTAATTTGAACGGACAAAAGAATGAATTTCTATTGTCTGAATCAATTGCATTCTTAGAGTCAATGAACCAGCAAATGGCTGAAACGGTTATTTATGGTGATGCGACGGTTCATCCTCAGCGCTTTACGGGTTTAGCTGCACGCTTTAACGATATGAACGCAAAGAATGCGGTCAATATCATTGATGCTGGTGGTACTGGCAGTAATTTAACGTCTGTGTGGTTAGTGGTATGGGGTGAAAACACGGTTCACGGTATTTTCCCTAAAGGTTCTAAAGCAGGTTTAGAGCAAAACCATTTAGGTGAAGTTACTTTAGAAGATGAGAACAAAGGTAAATACCAAGGCTTTCGTACTCATTTCCAATGGAAAAATGGTATCTCAGTTCGTGACTGGCGTTATGTTGTCCGTATCGCCAATATTGATTTATCTAAAATTGGTAAAGATCCAGAAAAAGCGGACACACTAGATTTACCAGACTTGTTTATTCAAGCGATTGAGAAGATCCCTAACCTCTCTATGGGGCGTCCTGTTTTTTATTGTAACCAGCAAATCCGTAGCTGGATGCGTCGTCAAATTAAAAACAGCAAAAACGTCAATATTTCTATGGCAGAAGTTGCCGGTAAGAAAGTTGTTTCATTCGATGAAATTCCTGTTCGCCGTGTTGATGCCATTTTAACGACTGAAGATCAGGTGAAATAAGTTATTGCGGTGTCGTTTAACGGCTCCGCTAACTTTCATTTATTTGGAGATAGTCAAAATGATTTTAGATAAAGAAACGCTTTTTTCACTGGATCAGGCGGTTACTGCATCTGCTGTAAGTAAGCAAATTATCGACTTAACGCCAGTGCATGGTGCATTTCGTGATATCGGTATTGGTGAGCCATTAGAGCTGTTTGCACAAGTGACTGAACAGGCTAAAGCAGCAGGTGAAGCGACTGTTCAAATCAAGTTAGAAACCGCGACAGACGATAAATTCTCTGATGCTAAATCTATCTTTGAATCTGTGGCAATACCAATTGCTGATTTAAATGCAGGTAAACGTATTGTGGCGAAAGTACCTCAAGGCGTTCTGAAGTACCTGCGCCTGCAATATGTTGTTGCAGAAGGTCCATTAACGGCGGGTAAGTTCACTGCGGGCATTAACTTAACTGTTGATGCTCATCCTATTTACGATGCTGTAACTCAATAAGGTGTGACATGTCACGATATAAGGTTTTAAAAAAATCATTTATCGCTGGGCGTCTACTTGAAATCGGTGAAGAGGTTGAGTACGACGGTATAGCTGGCGATAACTTAGCGTTAATTGGTGGCGCTGATGCTCGACTTAATACTCATAGTGTAGCTGATGGGGCTGGTGATAATACTGGTGAAGGCGTAAGTAATATTACTGTTAGCGGTTCAGGTGTGGCGATTGACTCAAGCCTTGATGCGCTTCGTGAGCAATATACCCAGCTATTTGGTAAAGCACCTCATCACAATATGGGCGCAGATAAAATGCGCACCGCAATAGATGAGAAGCGGAAAGAACTTGGGGTTTAACCCCCGATGATAAAGGGGGCGGAAGCCCCTTTTTTATTTTCTACTTGAGCCGAGAGATATCCAATGAAACTAACCAATCTAAAAACCAGCACAGAAACTTATGAAAATGCCAAAGGTGAAAAAGAAACTCGTGAAGAATATCCATACGGGCTACGTATTTCACTTGAAAACGACACAGTAGAAAAATTAGGTGTTTCTATTCCTGATGTTGGTGAAAGTATTGAGCTGTCAGCTGTTGCCAAAATACTGTCTAAATCCATTAATGAACGTGAAGGTAAAAAGTCAGTATATGTAGAGTTACAAATAACCGATCTGGCTCTAGATGCCGGCGACACAAAATCAACGGCAGATGTTCTTTTTGATGGGGGTGAGTAATGGCCTCTGAAATTGAGATTTGTAATATTGCATTAAGTCGTATTGGTAATAGCCGTTCGATTAATAGTATGACCGAAGCCAGCAAAGAGGCTGTTCAATGCAATCTTCATTATGCGCAATGCCGTGATAGTGTGCTTGCTGATTTTCCTTGGAACTTTGCGACTAAAAAGGTGGCATTAGCCAATACAAATAATCCCCCACCTAATTGGGCCTATGCCTATCGCTATCCTAATGATTGCCTAAAAGCTATTGGCATTGTCGAACCTCATCAAAAGTACCGTAGACCAGATATGGCAATCCATTTTCATGTTGGTTCAGATGAAAACGGGACTGGTCGATTAATTTTTACTGATCACCCTAGTGCATGGCTTGAATATGTTGCACGTATTACTGACGTCAATATGTTTGATGCGTTATTTAAAGATGCGCTTGCATGGCGTTTAGCGGCTGAATTGGCTCGTCCATTGGCATCAAATGCGGGTATTGGTGGTGAGGCATTACAAATTTACCAAGGTGTTATTAAAAGTGCGGCCGCACATTCATTAAGTGAGTCAGCAGAGCCAACTGATTATATGGATGAATTCACACAAGCGAGGTTGTCATAATGCCATTTAGTCTTATTCAACCTAGTTTTTCAGGCGGTGAAATTGCACCAAGCCTATATGGTCGTGTTGATCTTGCGAAGTATTCAACCGTACTGCGCAAGTGCCATAACTTTATTGTTCGTCAATATGGTGGCGTTGAGAATAGACCAGGCACACGATTTATTGCTGAAACAAAGTATCAAAATAAGAAGTCTCGCCTTATTCCTTTCCAATTCAGCACAGTACAAACCTATGCGTTAGAGTTTGGTGATCGTTATATTCGCGTATTTAAAGATGGTGGGCAGGTTCTCTATGCTGATGGTGAACATAAAGGTGAAGTGTTTGAATTAGTGACACCTTATAAAGAAGCTGATTTGTTTGATTTGAAGTATACGCAATCAGCCGATGTTATGACGATTGTTCATACTGATTATCCACCAATGGAGTTACAGCGTTATGATCATGATGATTGGAAGTTAGTCTCCGTTGAAACCAAGAATGGTCCCTTTGAAGATATCAATACCGATAAGGCAATGAAAGTTTATGCCAGTGCAAGCACGGGGCAAATTACGTTAACGTCTACGCATGATATTTTTGGTACCGAGCAAATAGGTAAGCAGTTCTATTTAGAGCAACGTGATATTGATGCGGTTCCTGTATGGGAAACAGATAAAACAACCAACCTTAATGATCAACGCCGTGCTGACAGTAACTACTATCGTGCCAATAGTGGCGGTAAAACAGGAACACTAAGACCGTCACACACGGAAGGAATGAGCTGGGATGGTTGGGGTGGTGATACAGGGATCCAATGGGAATATCTGCATAGTGGTTTTGGTATCGTAAAAATTGAAACCGTTAGTGAAGATGGCAAAACAGCCACAGGAAAGGTGATCTCTTATATTCCATCCAATGCTGTTGGTGAAGACAACGCCAGCCATAAATGGGCGCGTGCAGTGTGGAATGATGTTGATGGTTATCCAAGCACCGTTGTTTATTATCAACAACGTTTATTCTTTGCTGGCTCTCGTGCCTACCCACAAACGATATGGGCCAGTCGTAGCGGTGACTATAAAGACTTTGGGCGCAACAATCCTATTCAAGATGATGATCGCATTATCTACACGTATGCAGGTCGTCAAGTTAATGAAATTCGCCATTTGATTGATGTCGGTTCGCTGGTAGCATTGACCTCAGGCGGTGAATATCAAATAACAGGCGATCAGAACAAAGTACTTACACCTTCCAGTTTTTCAATGTCATCACAAGGGGCTAACGGTTCAAGTGATTTACCGCCAATCTCTGTTGCGAATATTGCGCTTTATATACAAGAGAAAGGTAGTGCTGTGCGTGATTTATCGTATTCATTTGATGTTGATGGGTATCAAGGCACTGACTTAACTATGTTGGCAAATCACCTATTTCAACGTCACCGCATTGTTGATTGGTCATTTACTACGGTTCCATATTCTATTGCATGGTGCATACGTGACGATGGGTTAATGCTGGCTTTAACCTATTTAAGAGAACAACAAGTATTTGCATGGGCACCACAATCGACAGAAGGGAAATTTGAGTCAACGTGTTCGATCAGTGAAGGCAATGAAGATTCAGCCTATTTTATTGTTCAGCGTACAGTAAACGGTAAACAGGTTCGGTATGTAGAGCGCTTAGCTAGCCGTTTATTTACTCGTACAGAAGATGCTTTCTTTGTGGATTCAGGCTTAAGTTATGACGGTAGAAATACTGATATATCAAAAACAGCAACCATCACGGGTGGATCGGGTGAGTGGAACTATCAAGAAAACTATCAATTAGTGATTTCAGGCAATCCGGTCTTTAGTGCTTCTGATATTGGTAGTGCCGTCAATATTCCTTATTTTGAAGATAATGAACATAAAGAGCTTCGCTGTAAGATTGTTCAATATATATCTGCAAATCAAGTTGTTATTTCTGCTAATCGCAATATTCCACCAGCATTACAAAATACACCCACTACTGAATGGAGCATTGCCCGCTATCGCTTTGCTGGCTTAAATCATCTTGAAGGTAAGACAGTTAATATTCTCTCTGATGCTAATGTTTCACCTCAGGCTATTGTCACCAATGGTGCAGTGGAAATTGATACGCCATCAGCCGTAGTGCATATCGGATTACCTATTACCAGCGAATTAGAAACGCTTGATATTCATATCAATGGGCAAGAAACGTTACTTGATAAGAAGATACTTATTAAGGTTGCCAGCTTAATTGTAAATAGTAGTCGGGGTATTTGGGCTGGTACTGAAAAAGAACGGCTATATGAGTATCCTCAACGTCAATTCGAGTTTTACGACAATCCTGTTGATGATGCCACAGGCATTGTTGAAATTAATTTAGATGCAGATTGGAGCAAAAACGGACGTGTCTTTATTAGACAGGTTGATCCGTTACCGTTAGCGGTGCTCTCTGTTATTCCGCGTATTGATGCTGGTGGTTTCTGATATGAAAAAACATCATGTACAAATTATTCCTGCTACTCATGAACATATTGTTCGTTTATTACCACATGTAAGACAAGCTGATGTTGATGAGTTCTACGCTATGTCAATGCAAACACCTGAGCAGGTATTACGACATGGCTTATCTGTTTCTACTAAAGCCTATGCCGGCATTATTAATGATGAAGTCGTGACTATTTTTGGTGTTGCTTCTGGCTCATTACTTACTGGTTTAGGTATCCCTTGGCTAGTGGGGACTGATTTATTAGAGCAACACCAGAAAACCTTTCTACGACGCTGTAAACCCATCTTAAAACAGATGTTAGGGCAATACCCAACACTGATGAATTATGTCGATGAACGTAATCATATTGCTAAGGCGTGGCTCCATTGGTTGGGGTTTCAGATTGAAGAAGCAAAGCCAGCAGGTTTACTTCAGTTACCTTTCCATCGTTTTACATTGAGGGCTAAATAATGTGTGAACCAACAACATTAGCTGCAGCAGTAATTGGTACTTCTGCGTTGCAAGCATACGGACAATATACCGATGGTAAATTTCAAGCATCAGTGGCTAATCAAAACGCCAAAATTAATGAAGATGCTGCACTTGATGCAATTAATAAAGGCAATGCTCAGGCACAAGAACAGCGTAGACGCACTCGCCAATTAGCAGGTACACAGGCAGCAACAATGTCAGCCAGTGGCATTGATTTAAGCACTGCTGGGGCTTTAGATATTTTAGGTGATACTGCTGCAATGGGTGAGCTTGATGCGTTAACTATGGTTAATAACGCTTCTCGTGAAGCGTATGGCTATCGTATGCAAGCTGAGAATGATCGCCTTAATGCAAAAATGGCAAGACGCTCAGGCAATATGGGGGCAATGACAACGTTATTAACAGCCCCTATTCAAGCTTATGGCGCGTATCAGTTGGCTGGTGGTACATGGAGTCCGTTCGGTGGTGGTGGCTCAGGTGCTGCGAAAGCCGGCAAAACATTCGCTAAAGCACCAAAAGGATTTTAATTATGCCAAAGGTTCCTACATACGATAATAGAACGGTTATGCCTGAGCAGTTACCGAATAATGGGTTTTCTGTTCAATCATCAACTGATACTTTTGGCGCTGGCTTTGGTCGTGTTGGTGAGCAATATGTTGGTTTATTTGCAGAAGCAAAACAAAGAGCCAATGTTGCACTGGCGCAAGATGCCGCATTACAGCTAAGACAGAAAGCCAACGAACTGATGACCGATCCACAAAATGGATTACTTTCTCAGCAAGGTAAAAATGCGATTGGTAAAGCATCTGAGTATGAACAGTCATTTCGTGATTATGCTGGTGAAATATCTTCAACATTACCTGACGATATTGTTCGACAAAGCTTTATGCAACAAGCACAAGAAATGGGTGTTCAGTTTGCATCACAAGCTAATCGTCATGAGATGGGGCAAATCAAAGCTTATGAACAAGATCAGTTTCAATCAACGTTAACATTAAATGCAGAGTCTGCCGCATCAATGTTCGGTGATAATCAGGCTTATATCTCTGCACATAAACAAGTGTTTCAGCAAATAGAAGAGTTTGGATTATCACACGGTTGGGGTGAAGAGCAGATCCTCGCCAAGAAACAAGAATTCAAAGTAGCGACTGCACGTAAAGCGATTGAAAACCAACTCGGTGCTGATTATATGGGGTTCTTAGAACGAAATGGAGAACCTTCAAGCCTTGGTAGTGCTACCAGAAATAATGCGTTCTATGGTGGTAGTGTTGGCAAAGTTAAAGGAATGACCCAGCAGGGCAATATTAATTTACTCAATAGGCCAACAGTTAAAAACGAAGACGGCTCAATTAGTACAGTAAGAACGATTTCTATTGGTACCGATGATGGTGAAGTGCTGATACCTACCGTAAGTGACGATGGAAAGCTATTATCTGATGATGAAGCCATTGCGTTATACGAGCAAACAGGTAAGCACTTAGGAATTTTTGATAACCCTGAAGATGCGACTGCTTACGCTGATAATCTGCATAAACAGCAAGAGAATATGTATACACCTAGTAACGGTGATACAAGAGGCGTTAGAAACAACAACCCTGGTAATATTCGACTATCTAGTAATAAATGGGTAGGGCAAACCGGTGATGATGGTGCATTTGCTAAGTTTGCCACACCTGAGCACGGCATTAGAGCATTAGGTAAAAATCTACTTTCTTATGCTCGACAAGGGTTTGTTACACCAGAGCAGATCATTAATCGTTGGGCGCCACCAGAAGATAATAATGATACTCAGGCATACATTGAGTATGTATCTGATTACCTTGGTGTTGCACCTAATCAGCCATTAGATTTAACGAATCTTGATACCTTAACGCATTTATCGACAGCGATAATGTATAAAGAAAATGGCCGTAATCGTGTTAATTACACTGATGAGCAGATAGCAACGGGAATACAGTCAGCACTTGGTTTTGTTGAATTACAAGCGACATCTGAAGCACCCAAACTATTAACGGGATCTGCCGCTTTCGATGCCTTAGATGAAGCTGACCAAGCAAAATATTTACGACAAGCAGAACAGCTACGTAAGCAAAAGCAAAGTGAGTTACAGCAACAATTCGGTACTCGTGTCGCTGACTCTTACGCAGCATGGGAAAGAGGACTTGATGCACCTAATGCGCCTACTCATGATGAATTAATCTCTGCGTTTGGCTATGACAAAGGTTCGGCTATGTCTGCTGATATGCAAGAAGCTAAGCGTTATGCTGGTTTTATGTCAGCAGCTAAAGAGATGTCGCCACAAGCACAGCAAGCTTTGTTATCACAAATTAGACCTCAAACGGGTGAAGCAAACTACGAAAGCAAAATTCAACGTTGGGAGAAATTTGGTAAGTTCGTTGAAGGTAATATCAAGGAACAAGATAAACAGTTTGCAGCTAACCGATTACAGCTTTCCATTCAAAATAACTTTCCGCTTGATCCTAATGATAAGAATAATCAGCAGGCAGCAGATGATTACTTTGAACAACATATTCAGCAGAGCTTTAATTTACGTGATGATAATAGCTTAAATGCCGTTGCTGAACTTACTGCAAGAACAGGGATTATCCCATCACAAGTTAAATCTGTATTGAATATGGGGGCAACATCTAAAGATCCTGAAGTTGTTCTTCCTATCGCGAAAATGTATGGGCAGATATTTGATAACAATCCTGCCTCAGCGACTGATATTCCATCAAGCACAATGGCGTATTACTCAAAAGTATATAGTTTAAGTCGAGCGGGTATGCCTGACGAGAAAGCGGTAGAAACTGCATTTAAGACGACATTTGAACAAGATGAACGCACTAAGCAAATGATCGCTTCTCAAATCAGGGATAAAGGATATATCAAGGATAGAGATAAAGCGGCGCAATCTAATATCAATGATTTTTACCCTTGGTATAAACCATTTTCTTCACCAGGCGTTAGTAAGCCTGGTACTCAAAATGGCGCTTACTTACGTGACTATCAAACACTGTATGACGCTAACTTTGCTGAAACAGGCGGTGACGCAGAACTCGCCAAGAAAATGACCAACGCTCAAATTAAAAGAACGTGGGCGGTATCTAATATCAATGGCAGTGAAGAAGTTATGCGTTATGCACCAGAAGCCGTATACGGTATTAATGAATCAGGTGCTGGCAACTGGATCGCTGGACAATGGGAAGAAGAGAAAAAGCAATTAATGTCTAAGTCATTTGGTGGCGCTTCTTCTGGCACTGAAATCGTTATTGTCTCTGATGCAGTGACACCAAGAGATTACAGCTACGGCATAATGATAAAACAAACCGGTAGTGATGATATCCCTATTTATCGTCCATATACGGGAGATAACGGTTTACCTATTCGCTTTAAGCCAGAACAGTCATCATCACCGATGTATAAAGAGGTAATGGAAAAACGCCAGCAAAGCGTTAAAGAAGCACAGGATAAAAGGGAACGAGAAGAAGCATTGGATAAATCGCGCTCAGAGTTTGATGAACGTCGTCAAAGTGTCCGTGAGCAATATAAAGAAGCTCACAATGAGCGAGTAAATAAATTCAATAATTATTTTTCTTGGGATAAAAACTGATGCCTATTTACGAACAACAACCTGATGATATTTTATCTGCGGATATTAATGCTGTTCAGCAAACTGAACCTACTTACGGTGATAATGTTTCACCATCTTGGTATGACCCTATTAATCCGCTTGATGATAGACGGCAAACTAAAGAATTACGTGATGCAGCGTTTCGTATCGATAACTCAGTGGGTAGCTTGATTGCTACTGCACCTTTTAATCAATTTGAAGATGTAGACGGCTATAACCCATTTGAAGATGAATTAACGCTTTCAGGTTATGAAGACTATGCCGATGCCTTTATTCATTCAAACTCTCCTCAAGAAACCGCAGCAATAAAACAACGTATTGTTCGTGAGAAAAACGACAGACAGCAATTAATGGATTCAGGTGGTGCCGGTATTGTGAGTAGTATAGCAATGGGGGTTATTGATCCAATTAATGTTGCTGCAATGATGATACCAGGTGGTGCAATAGTAAAAGGCGGTAGTGTTGGTGCAACAGCAGGTAAGTTTGCATTGGCAAATACCGCTGGTGGCGTAGCTTCTGAAATGGCATTACATAGTACCCAAGAAACACGAACATTAACTGAGAGTGCGATTAACGTTACGCTGGATGCCATGATCGGTGGAACCTTAGGTTCAGCTGCGCAATTAGTTAGAAATCGAGGTGAGTTAATTAATAAAGTTAGAAATGACATTATTGAACCTCAACCAAGTAATAATCCACCAGTCAATCAATCTGGTGATCGAAGCATTGGTGCTGCGGAAGTTGCTAATACCACACTTGAACAAGAGACACTAAAAGGACCTTCTTTTGTTAATAGAACAATGATGGTTAGCCCTGTTGGCCGTGTTGCTCAATCCCCCTCTAAAACAGCGCGACAAATTAACCAACAACTTACAGAAAATAACTTTACCTTTGCTAAAAATGAAGAAGGTATTGCGACATTTACCGCTGTTGAAACAAAAGTGAGAGGTTATGAAACACTTGTTTATAAGCAAGTAGAATCGACGAAAGATCACTTTAAACAGTATCGTCAATCTGGTGGCCGTGATATGAGCTATTACCAATTTAGTGAAGCTGTTGGTGATGCTATGCGCAATGGTGATACTCATGCGATACCACAAATTGCAGAGGCGGCACGTTCTATTAGACCTATTGTCGAAGCAACCAAAGATAGAATGGTTGAATTAGGGATCTTACGTGAAGGTGTAAAGGTGACAACAGCACAAAGCTATTTCCCTCGTATTTATAAATTCGACAAAATTTTAAATGATCGTACTGAATTTAAGAAAATCATTGCTGACTGGTTAGAAGAGATTAATCAAACCTCAATAAATAAAGCTAAAGGTAGCCTTGATCGTGCTGAAATTGGTATTGATAAAGCACGTAACGCTTCACCACAAGCTGAACGTTTAGGGCTTGAAATTAAAGAAGCTGAGAGTTGGTCAGGTAAAAAATCTTTGTTGATGGATGATATTAATAAATATCAAAAAATCATTAATGAAAAGAATGCGGTAGAAGTTGAGCTAAATTCACTTTCTAACCTTACTAAGCTAAATAAAACACAAACAAGAAGACAGGCAACATTACAAAGAAAGTTACAACGTATTAATGATGCTGAGAATAAATTACCTGCATTACAACGTAGTGTTGATATTCTTGATAACCCTCGCAAGTTTAGAAATGAACATCGTCGTTTAACACGAACTGCAAATTCATTAACTCGCCATGACAGAATTAGACAATCCGCATTAAATCGCATGACACCTTTAGAGCGTGAAGAGTTAGATGCGGCAGCAGATGATATCGTTAATAAAATTATCGGTGCCCCGTCTGGCATTGTACCCAGTGAACTGATCCCTGATGGATTAGTTAAGCGTGCTGGTTTTACAAAAGATAGAACGCTAAACATTCCTGATGAACGCATTAAAGACTATCTCGAATCAGATGTTAACTATGTGATGGAAAACTATATTCGCCAAGTTGCGCCTGAAATTGAACTCACGGCTAAATTTGGCCGTGTTGATATGGATAATCAAATCAAAGCGATTACAGAGGAATATAACCAACTTATTGCTGATGCAACCACACCTAAAGAACGAAGTCGATTAGAAGCACGAAGAGAGGCTGATTTACGTGATATTCGTGCTATGCGTGACCGTCTATTAGGAACTTATGGCGCACCTAAAGATCCCTCTAGTTTCTTTGTTCGTGCTGGTCGTGTGGCTCGTCACGTTAACTTCTTACGTTTATTAGGTGGCATGACAATATCATCATTACCTGATATGGCTCGTCCGATTATGCAACACGGTTTACGTAGTGCGTTAAAACCATTGGGTAAGATGCTAACTGATATCGGCGCTATGCGCATTGCTAAAGCCGATTTACGCGAAATGGGTATTGGTCTTGAATATGTATTATCCAGTCGTTCTAAGGTGATTGCTGACCTTAACGATCCATATAGCAGACGTAGCTATTTAGAACGTGGTTTACAGTGGTCATCACAGAAATTTGGCAACCTTACGTTGATGAATCAGTACACCGATACTATGAAAATGTGGTCTGGTGTTATTACTCAATCTAAGGTGCTGAGAGCGGCAAATACTTTAGATGCTGGTGGTACGCTAAGTAAACGAGAAATAAAGAAGCTGGCTCATATTGGTATTGATGAATCAATGCTAAAGCGTATAGCAGATCAGTTTAAGCGACACGGTGAAGACTTAGACGGCATGTTAACAGGGCATAGCCATTTGTGGGATGATCGTGTTGTGCGTGAAACTTTCCAAGCGGCAGTATTAAAAGACGTAAGAACCACGGTTATCACACCGGGCATTGGTGATACACCATTAATGATGAGCAGTGAACTAGGTAAGATTGTGATGCAGTTTAAAACCTTCTTCTTTGCTACTCACAATAGAGCGTTGGTATCAGGCATACAATCAGGTGATGCATCATTTTACTATGGAGCATTGCTTCAAGTAGCGCTTGGATCCCTAGTCTATGTTCTCAAGGCCAAAATGGCAGGACGAGATATTAATACCGAACCGGCTAATTTAGTAAAAGAGGGTTTAGACTGGTCAGGAATGATGGGCTGGTTAGGTGAGCCTAATAACGTATTGGAAAACCTTAGCGGTGGTACTTATGGTATGAGTGCTATGTTTGGTGGTCCACCAGCATCACGTTATCAAAGCCGTAACGGGATTGGAGCATTATTAGGCCCTACATTTGACCTCGGTGGTGATATTAAAAACATTACATCAGGTGTATTAAATGGAGAGTTTGATGATAGAGAAGTGCGATCTGTACGCAAACTATTACCTTTCCAAAACTTGTTTTATTTGTCACCATTATTGAATCAAGTCGAAGAACAGATGAAGTAATGGTGGCTAGGTAAATATGAATAAACCTATTAGAAATGCAGAAAAAGATAAAAGTGACGCTCAAATGAATTCTAGAATAGGGCTATATATATTTTTTGCTGGAATAGTATTACTTATAAGCAAATACATATGGGGAACAGATGTGAGTTCCGCACTTGCTGGCGGTATAGCTGGAGGTGGTTTAGTCTACTGGGGAATGAATTACGACAAGGTTAGTAAACTAAAGCGAAAACTTGATGATCTATGTTATAAAAAATATAACAAACCTCATAAAGATTCATGGAATGATATTGCTGATGACGAGGGGTATTGATGAAAAACTTATTATTAATAACATTGTTGTTATTTAGTTTTAATGCATATTCTTATGTGTATGGTGGTAGCAATTTATATGGTAGTAATTACCCATCATTCAATGATATGGAACCAAGCAGACCATATACAGACGATCAGTACTCTTGGCAGAATTATAAAAATGAGGCTGAACGCTATGTTGATGCAGCTAAAGAATATGTTGATAAAGCAAATAATGATATACAACGTATACAGGAAGCTAAGTCAGAAGCCATAGAAAACGCAAATAGAGTAATTGAAGAATATAATAGAAATGTAAGAGGGTATTAAGCAATGCACCGCGAATGCGGTGCATATCTCATTTTTTCAATTCAGCTAAAATACATTCGACTAACGGAATTATGTTTTTATTGCCTCTCATCTTTTGAACTATAAAGTTTCTCATTGCTATCAGTTCTACAAGTGGAGCTGATACATCATGACCATCTTCTCCCATCTTTGTTAAAAGTGCTTCAAGGTTTGATTTTGTAATTAATTTTTCAATCCCTTCATCGGTATTCACTACATCTGGATAGTTAGCTGGTGCAGGGTATTCATACTTCTTTTCCATGGCTAAAGTCCTCACTAATGAAAACGGTCACGCAAACTATAATAACGTAAATGTATTAAAATGTTTATCTAAACGGCTAATCTAATTATCTATTTGATAACCATTATTGCAAATATGGATATATTTTATAGTTAAACGTATCATATCCTCATTAACACCAGAGGAGATGAGCAATGACGGTATCTACTGAACTAAGCCATGAAGAGTATGTAGGCAATGGCGTAACAACGGATTTTGATTTTCGATTCCGTATCTTTGAAAGTAAACATTTGATCGTGGTGGTTGCTGATAGTGAAGACAATGAAACTACGTTAAAGAATGGCACTGATTACACTATTGTGGGGGCGGGTTCTTTTCATGGCGGTAAGGTAGTTTTAAATAAACCCTTAGCTAAAGGTTGGAAGATACTATTAGAACGCGATTTACCTGTTGTACAAGAAACTGATCTGCGTAATCAAGGGAAATTTTTTGCAGAAGTACATGAAGATGCCTTTGATTATCTAACAATGTTAATTCAAAAAGCATTGGGTACTTTCTCTTTAAGCTTACGTAAGCCTACCTATCTATCGAATTACTATGATGCAAAAGGAAATCGTATTGCTAATTTAGCATCGCCTAAGTTGGGTGCTGATGCAGTAAATAAAGACTATGTTGATAACAGTATTAAGTATATTGATAGCAAGACGTTGCGAGTCAAAGATAAGCCGATTAATGCGTTACCAAATACCGAGCAACGTGCCAATAAAATTTTAGCGTTTGATGATAATGGTCAGCCAATAACTGTTTTACCTGAGAGCGGGTCGGCTTCTGATGTATTACTTGAATTAGCGAAGCCAAGTGGAACATCAATGATTGGGGCTGGCGAGTTTACACTAGATGTTCTATTAAATAGAAAACAGAGTATATTTGATGGAAGCGAATTTACTGAGAATGGCTTTGAATTTGAATCATTTAATAACTATATTGCTGATAATCAGTTTATAGGATTCATAGGAACAACATTTTCTAGTTATGGTTCAATAAACAAAATAACTAACAATAAAATTAAGTTAGTGAATGATGATATAAATTCCTCATCATTAGATATTGATACGATCTCATATATTAATCCAAAATGGGTTGGTGGATTTTACCCACAAATGACAAAAATAGAATCAATGTCATTTATGGGGGCTGCTGATAACAAAAATGAAGCTGGTTTGACGATATTGCAAGGAGGTGCATTCTCTATTAATAATTGCACCGCAGCTAATTGCGATATTGGATTGCTTATAAAAGATGCATGGATTACAACAGTAAACAAATTTGTAACATCAGGAAGTATTAAACAAGATAATGGCACATCGATGGCATATAATAACTGCTGGGCGTTAGGTAATAAGAATCATGCTGGAGCATTTAATTTTAATGGATTGAAATATAGTAATATAAATTCGTGTGCTACTGATAACTCTATCAATGGCGGGTATTTATTTGAGAACTGTCAAGGAGTTACAGTTAACTCGTGTGGGTGTGAATCTCCTAATGTCATTACGCCAAATACAGGACAGGCAATAACCCTTAAGGGGTATAATAATGTAGTTATTAACGGTTTTACATGTATCCCCAATAAAAATCCATCTATTGCATTAATTACGGTAGGAGGGAATAATAACTGCACAATAAATCACTTTGATTCAAATTTCAATATACCTTATGACGTTGATGTATATGTATACGGAGATAATTCCTATATAAAAATTGAGAATTATATTTCTTATAAGAATAGAATCCCTATTATTCAAATAAAGAAGGATTGTAACAGTAGAGTTCTACTTATAACAAAAGAAAATAAATACATATACACAAAGCCAATAATAAATAGTGGTAATAATATTCATTCAGTTGAGAAACTAAATGATAATGGAATTGAAAGCCTTACATCAGACTTACTTGATATGAATTCAATTAAGCAAAACATAAAATATACTAAAAAAGGTTCTTCAATTTTAGTTTTTGGAGATATAACGATTAACTCATCAATATCAAATGGTGAGAATGCAAATATTATTCTTAATAATTTGAAGTATAAGTCTATTAATGAATCAATGTTTTCATTAAATAATCAAACTGGAATTAATGATGAGATTTTTGCATCAATAAAAGGTGGTAGTATCTTCTTATACAAAAAGGTTGGCGGTAAATACAATTTATTAACTAATAAAGATATAACTATTGATACCACTATATCAATGAGTATAATTTATTTGTTTAATTCATTGTTCTAATTTTTTTAAATAGTCTATTGTTTAATATGCACATTACTAATGACATGGTAATGTGCAATGTTATTAACTATCTTGTGTATGATTATATGAATTTTTTAGAAATGAAAGACCCTAGTCTATTTGATGGCATCTCTATTGTTTTATAGAAAATGTATGAAAATAAAATACATATCAATGACATCGTTATAATTTTTTCCAAACCATATATTTTACCTAAGAATGATACACCATCAAGCCTGTGATAGAATATTATATGGGTTAAATATAGAGAATAAGAAATATTTCCCAAAAAATCAAATAACATTAAATCAAGCCAACCTATTAGTTTCTCTATTGAAATGAGAGACAAAAATAATAATGCACAAGGTATTGCGTACCCTAATGGGCCATGGCCAGAGAATTTATATGTTACAATTGAATATATTGATATTATGATACTTATCATTAAAAAAATAATACATGTTTTCTTATTCTTTTTAATAATACTATCGTAGCAATCACTATTTACTATCTTGTAAATTAGTATCCCTATTGAAAAATCAAACAAAAGTGGAGATGATAACAAGTTTAATATAGAACCATTTAATATATTTATTTTGTTATTTCCGTTAAGTATGAGTGATGATGTGAATGTTATTTGAGTAATAATTGGCAATGTTGTTATCAATAGAAAACATATAGTATTTTTATTTTTTGATGAAATGTATAAGCAAATTGCAAAAATTAAATAAAATAATATTTCGTAAGTCAATGTCCATGCGGTATATAATAGGTTAAACCCAAAATATGGTGAGCCAGCACTATAGTTAGAATGAATTGGTATCATTGATTTAAGCAAAAATGAAATATCTTTATTACCTGGTAGGAATATGTACCATAATAATATGGATATTATAAGGATTGGATATATTCTAAAAAATCGTTTAATTAAAAAATATAATAAATTATCTTTTTTCAAGTTTTTTGTTGTATGGCATATAATATATGCACTTATTATAAAAAATAAATCAACTCCTGCATTACCATATCCAAATAATATATACCCAAGATTACTACCATTAGTATTTAAATATCCTTGCATGTGAAAAAAAACCACCATAATAGCAGCAATTCCACGTAAGTGATGAATAGATTTTATTTTGTTCATTAATTATGCTCATCAAGTTAAGTTTTTACTCCGAATAATGATATACCAAATTATTTATATTGTTTATTTATTTTATAAAGATATAAATATTTCATCTCATTTTGCATTTTTGGTTATCTCTATGGTCATGTAGTATCATAGTTATTCATTAATCACTGGTACTACACTTATGCAAGAAGATGTCTACACAAAAGCTGGGATCGGCACTACTGCTTTTCTTGGTTACTTCGCAGGGCTTCCAGCAGAAGTTGTTATGGGTTCACTGTTGGGAGCCATCTTCTTTACCACTGCTGCTACTGAATATAGCTTTAAACGTAGATCGGTATTAGCTTTTCTAAGCTTCGTTTGTGGTCTTATATTCTTTAGCCCTGCAGCAACTATCTTTATTTCTGTTACTGGTCTTTTCGGTGTGAAACCGGAGCAATACGAAATCGAACATATCGATGCCGTAGGTGCTTTTGTTTCCGCTTTGCTTGTGGTTAAGTTAAGCGTAAAAGCATACGGAAGGGCTGATATACCGAAACAAGGAGGGCAATAATGAAATGCGAAACATTGCTCACTATTGTTAATGCCATCATCTGTACCGTCATATTTCTACGTGTGTTCTATTTTAAACGTGACGGCAGACAACATTGTAAAAAAGGTGGATGGTTAGCTTTCCTCATTCTTGCTTACTCTTCAAGCGTACCTATTCGCGCTTACTTCGATCCTAATTATCACGCTGATATCTACAACATCTTTGCCAATATCCTGATCTGCACAACGTTGCTGGTCAGTAAAGGCAATGTCATCAAGTTTATAAAGGGGTGAATATGTCATTAGTCGATAAACAAAATACGTTTACAGGTATGGTTGCAAAGCTGATCACCTTTGCTCAGCAGAAGGGATATAAGCTGACGTTTGGTGAGGCTTATCGAACACCAGAACAAGCACAGCTTAATGCAAAGAAAGGATCGGGTATTAGTAACAGTCTTCATACTCAACGTTTAGCAGTCGATTTCAACCTATTCGATGCTAACGGAAAATACCTTACAGCTACCAGCGACTATAAAGAACTGGGTGAGTATTGGGAATTATTGGGCGGAAGTTGGGGCGGGCGTTTTAAAACTCGCCCTGACGGTAATCATTTTTCATTAGAGCACAATGGGGTTCGTTAATGAATAAAACCGTCATAGCGTTAATTGCTTTGGCTGTTTCCTTTACCGCTGGCTTTGTTGCTGGCGGTATTTATTTTGATAACCAAGCAATGAATAAACAGATTGCAGGTAATCAATTAGATGAAAAGGATGTGGCCACAAATATTGATCTGCGTAAACAAGCAGACAATGAACAGCAGAATAGGTTGGAGATATATCATGACGCACAACAGCATGATACGATACGCACAGATGCTTTGCTTGATCGTGTTCTTAATCACTTTGACAGGGTGCAGTTCTCAACCGGTACCACGAAAACAGAAGTTGCAAGTACCCATAACACCAATACCTGCCGAATTGAGAAAGCCAAAGCCAGTGAACTTTCTCGACAACTACGAGAAACACTTGAACGATATGGGCGTGAAGCTCAGCGTGCAGATAAAAACACCAGAACACTCAACCTTTGTATTTCAGAGCTGGAAGCAAAGGAAAAACTCCTCAATTCTTACCGATGA